TTGTCGTGCCACAACTTCGCTTCGAGCTTCGAGTGTTCGAACAAGTCACAGAAACCGTCGAAGTCGATGCCGTCGGCGTTGGTCTCCAGCTTCAGCTTGTTCGCCTCGGCCGCGGCCTTCAGGCCGGCGAGATGTTCGCGCCACGACTGCGCTTCCTTCACGATCACTTCCGTGCCGAGCGCGATCGCGGCCGAGATGATCGACGTCAGGACACCGGGCGTCTCCATCATCCAGTCGAGTGCTTCGTTGCCGAGCAGGTAGCTTTTGCCGCCTTGCCGGCGCCACACGTAGGCGAGCCGCCGCCACGGATAGCGGAAGCCCGCGCGCTGATACGCGCGAAAGGGCACCACGCCGGCCGAGGCAGTGGGCGCGTCAGGCTTTTTCTTCTTGGTGGCCATTGGGGTTTTCGTCCGCCGGGCCGAACATCGCCTCGCGGAGCTGCTCGATCTTCACAGAGCGCGCCGCCTTGCCCTCGGCGATGCGCTTCGCCGTTTCGTTGTCGAACCATTCGAGGAACAGTTCGGCGGTGCGCACCTGGAAGCGCTGCTCATCGAGCGCGAGCTTGCGGTCCGTCTGCTCGAGGCGGCGGGTGTTGAGATCGTTGGTCACCCGCGCCTGGCGGGCCTTCTCGGCATCGGCCTCGGATTTCTTCACGCGCGCGAGCGCATCGAGCAGGGCGATGTAGGTGCCCGGCTTTTCGCGCAGCAGGCTGCGCTGGGCCTCGAGGTCGAGATCCTCGAAAATCATCAGGAGCTGGCCGCCCGCGATGCGGGCTGCGCCCTCGGTGGGGCTCATCCCCTCCGCCAGTTTGAGCGAATAGTCCGCCAGCTGCTTGGTGTTTTCGATCTGCTCGCGCCGCTCGAGCCATTTGCGGAAGCCGCCTTTGCGCCACTCGCTCAGGTTCTGTTCGGTAACGGGTTCCTCGCCAAAATTTTCATCGAGCACGCGCAGCACGTCGGGGTGCTCATTGAGCCACGCGCAGATTTTGCGGCCGGTCTGACCCTCGTGCAGGCGGCGGCACACTTCCTCGCGGATCTGTGGCGGACAGCGGCCGATCTTGCCTTTGTGGGCGGTGGATTCTTCAGCCATGGTGAGTGGGCGCGCGGCAAGGCGCGGCGAGGCTTACCCCTAAACCCCGCCGCGCCAGCTGCGTTGCGGCAACCGTCCGGCCATGGTCTAGCCGGACGAAATCAATTCGGGAGAAAATGGCCGGGTGATGCATGGTCACCCCTTGGCCTCGTCGTGTTCGCGCGCATCGTCGCGCGAGCGGTAATAGACAAAAGCGATCAGCGGGATCAGGCCGAGGCCCGCGAGGCCGGCCCACGCTTCGTTGCCGGGGAGCACTTGCGCGAGGATGATCAGGCCGAGACCGGTGACTCCCGCGATGCAGCCGTTGGTGAACCAACCCATTTTCCAGCCGACGAGCGGCCCGCCGATCAGCAACGCGATGCCCACCCACATCACGCCACGCATGTTCGCCAGGCGCGCGCCCAGTTCGCGCGACGTGTCGCGCTGCGCGGTGCCCACGGTGGTGGTGGAGCGTTCGTGCACGCGTTCGCGCACGAGGCGGGAAGAGGAGCCGGAAGCCGGACGCGGTTGAGCTTCCGGCGAAGTGGGTGCAGGAGCCGGACTCGAACCGGCGGCCTCCAGATTATGAGTCTGGTGATCTGCCTCTGATCTATCCTGCGTGAAGGTGGGATCGGCGTAGTCGCGCTCGGTGATTTTCTCGATCGTCGTCACGGTTGGCGTCTGGGGGTTCTCCGGGCCGCGCGTGGCGACGGTGGTCGGGGCGTCGGCCCCGCCGAGCGTGGTGGTGCTGCCGCCCCCGGCTTGGGGTCGGGGCGAGTGCGTGCAGGCGCTGAGCGTCAGCGCCGCGAGGGCGGTGCACAGAGCGCGCATGGTCATTGCCCGCGCTCGTGCGCGAGGACGCCCGCCGCGGTGGCCTGGTAATAGGGCGTGGCGCCGAGACTGGCCGGGGTGGCGCTCGCCTGGCCGAGGCTGACGAGCAGCGCGAGGGCGTCGGCGACATCGGTGCGATCAAACGGGTGGTCGATCGCGCGCGCGCGTTGGACGCGGCGGGTGAGCATGTCGGCGTTGAGGGCCACGGTCTTGGCGGCCACGAGCTGCTCGCGCACGGCGTAGCGCAGCTCTTCCTTTTGTTCCTGGGGCAGGGATGAACTCATGGCGGGGGCGGGGGTATCAGCGCGGCGTCGCGTCGAGTTTGCCTTCGATGCGGCCGATCGCGCGCTCGACGGTCTGGAAATTCTTGGCCGTGGAGTTGGCCAATTCGTCGATGCGCTCGAAGATGCGCTGATTGGATTGCGCGACGTAGGCCCGCGTGGAGCGCTGATCGTCTTCGCGCTGGCGTTGCAGCTGGAGGACTTCTTTTTTGAGCGTCTCGATCTCGGCCGCGTGGGAGGCGTGGCGATCGTGGGCTTTGGTCAAGGATTCGACCGAGCGGTTGAGGGCATCGATCGAGCCGCGCAGTTGCACGAGATCCTCGCCGACGGGCGGCTTGCGCCGGATCGCGCTCCAGATGATGACGAGGGTAGCGATGACACCCAGCAGTGACACGAGGGCCATCTGGGCCGCAGGTGTGAGCGGGGCAAATTCGGCGAGGACGGACGGGGACATCCCCGCCAGACTACCCGGTGCCGCCCGTCCGGTCTAAGACGCCAGGCCCGCTAGGGCGGGGGTGGCGGACGCACCTGCCCTACTTCTTCGGGCCGTCGAGCCGTTTGATGTCGCGGTGCCCACTCTTCAGATTCTTGTGCACGATGCGAATATCCTCTGCGGCCGGGAGTGACTCAGGGGTGGTGCCGCTGATCCGTTTCATCGTCGCGCGGACTTCACGTCCCACGCTTTCGGCGGTTCGCTCGAGAGCGCCTTGACCGCGCGTCCCGTCGACCCGGATTTTTTCCTCGGTCTGGGTGACCCGGAAGAGGTTCGCCGCCAACTCCGTCTTGCCCATGAAATCGAGTGGAGAGCGCGAATCGGGCACGCCTTTGAGGCGGCGAATCTGGCGGAGATCCATGTTGTAGAGACCGCGATAGCCCGCGTTCTGAAAAAATGCGTAGTTCTGAACCCCAGCGCCGTGAGCAACACCGGAAAGCGTTTTTTCGTGGTCGCTGATTTCCGCTCGGATCGTCACCCGCTCCACCGCGTCAGCCTCGCGCAAGGCGCATTGGCACGCTTGAGCCCATTCAACGAAATAGGCCTGAGCTTTGGCCACCTGGGGCTTTTTGGGGTCGCCGTTCATCGCCGCGAGATAGCATGCGAATCGCGACAATTTGTAGTCGTCGAACTGGCGCGCGCCGCTGCTACGAGGCACCTGCACAATGTTTTCGAATATCGGAATCCCGAGCGTAGTGAGAGTGAGCATCGCTCTCTCTACTGCTTTTCGGAAGTTTGCCATACCGTCGTAGCCAAGCAGCGACGCTAGGTCGCTGGCCCACCAGTATCGGAAACCGTTTTCGTGTCCTAAACTTTCGAACCCCTGTGTCGTGGGCTCCAGAGCAAATGGGTTTTCAGCGGGTAACTGAGCGGCGTCATCGATGGTGCTCATAAGGGGTCAGAATCCTTTTCTGCGCCGGTTTCAGCAAGCAGGAACGCGCGGTGCCGGGAGCAGTGGCAGACGGATTAGCCGGGCCGACGGTGTGACGCAATCCAACTTAAGGGATCGCCCCGCGGGTGACGCCCGTGGTTTCGGAGCGCAAGTCTCTTGCCCGCCAGACGGCTTGAAGCGCGTCAGCGCGGAGCCGCCTTTCATGGCTTGACCCTCTTGAAGTAGTAGACCGTGCGCTTGCCGTCGGGCACGACACTCACGAGTTCGTAGCCCCAGTTGCCAAAGTCTTCCTCAAGAATGTCGACCAGCGTGCCGCGCTCGTCGCGCTTGCGCCCGTCATCGGGCCAACCCTCACGCTTCGCTTTTTCCCGCAACTGGTATTCCGGGTTGGTCGGTTCCTCGGGCAAATTCGAACGCAGCTCACGCTGCGCGACTTCACCTCGTTTATTGATCGTCGCGCGGTTTCCCTCGATGACCAGGAGGGCGTAGTCCCACTCCCGCCAGTGTTGCGCGTGGGCCGGAAGAGCGAGCGCCAGCGAAACCAGCGCGACAGCCAGGGATATAGTTTTCATAACTCCTCGGGTTTTGGCTCACTCGTC